CATTGATGGTATTCTAGGAACAGCTACAACGTTTATCCCCGTTGCTCTAAACCAAGGTCAACGTGACAACATGTATAAGTACTTCACAAACCTTAACCCAATTGCAAATCTGCAAGGTCGTGGTATCTTATTGTTTGGTCAAAAAACATCGCAGAATGCAGCAAGTGCAATGGATCGTATCAATGTGTCACGTCTGTTAGGATACATTAAACGACAACTTCGTAAGAATCTTGTACCGTTCCTCTTCGAGCCAAACGATCAGATTACACGAAATAACGTTAAGGCTGTAGTCGACAATTTCTTAGGTGATATTTTAGCACGACGTGGTTTATTTGACTTCGCAACAATTTGTGATGACTCAAACAATACACCAGATCGTATTGATAGAAATGAACTTTACATCGATGTTGCTCTAAAACCAACAAGGGCAGTGGAATTTATCTACGTCCCAATTAGGATTCTAGCAACTGGTGCAGATCTTCCATAATGATTTGACGACTGACATATATAATCGTGATAGGTCACAAAAAGGAAACGCAATATGGCAACAATTAATGATTTCGGAGTTCCAATTCCAGGTGGTGGAACGGGGATTCTCCATCCAAAACTGATTAACAAATATAGAGTGCTTTTTAACAACATTGGTGGACTTCCTGACTCAAGAGCACTTTCTGTTCAAGCAATCGAAGTAGCACGTCCAAATCTAACTTTCGAAGAAGTCGAATTGTTCCGTTACAATTCAAGAGGTTGGGTTGCAGGTCGTCATACTTGGGAAACGCTTGCAATGACCATTGAAGATGATATTACAAGCAGTGCGTCCAAAATTATTCAAGCTCAAATCCAACGTCAACAATTCTTAATTGGTGTCGAAGGTCCATGGCTCGCAACAGCGATTGATGGTAACTCATATAAATTCGCCGTTCAGCTAGACGTTCTCGATGGTAACGAAGCTCCACTTGAAATCTGGTTCTATGAAGGTTGCTGGATTCAAGCTGCTAACTATAACAATGGTACATATGGTACTGGAAATGAAACATGGAAAATCAACCTGACGATTCGGTTCGATCATGCATACCAACGTTTCTTCAATACATCTGGAAACTCAGCACTCGGTGGTCCTGCTGTTGGATCATAATAACAAACACGTTCAAAAAGCCCACTTCGGTGGGCTTTTTTGTTTTAATTCCATAGATAAATACAGCAAACATTGGAGTCTTCATGGCAAATCCATTTCAAGTTGTAAGTGACAGTAGTCCAGCTTCTTTTGTTCCTGTTAATCCTGGTACATTGATTCAGGCTAATAATTCTGTTAATGGGGCTGTAGATAAAGTTATCGACGATTTCACTGCTTCCAAAGCACAAGGTACTATTGATTCGTTTCTTAATACAGGTTACAAGCAACTAATATCGGCAATGGGAGTTAATCCCGAAGACATTCCATTTATGCAACAAGAGAATGGTCCAGTTGTTGATGCAGGTGTAGCTGCTGCTAGTTCATTATTCATGCAAATTGTTAACGAGAAACTATCAAAAGCAAATTTTGGTCCATTTAAGTCGCTTAACTACATTTTCAACCTTATTAAGTATCCAACTGTAACAATCTACGAGAGCCTTCCTGCAGATTTGGTTAAGATGCATTGGTTTATTATCTTTGCAGAAACGTTCCTTCGTAAGAAACGACTTCCAGATATTGATTTCAGAAACAAAATTCCATCTGCTCTTGAGTTTACACGATCCTATGCTCAAGACTTAGTAACAATATTTCAGCCCAAGCAGAAATTTTTGTTTCTCATGGATATAACATTTAAAGGTCCATTTGGAACTGCTGGTTTGTTTGATCCAACCTTTACGTTCCTATTAAAAAGAGCCGATAGACCGAAATATAAAATTGACCACGAAGAAGTTAATATGTACAACTTCCGTACAAATATCCCAAAAAGGGTGTCCTGGGATCCAATATCAATTGAATTACATGATATGAACGACAACTCGTCGCTAAACTTCTTCAACACATATATGAAGATTCTTAGTCCAGTAATGAGAACTACAGAACAAGATCCAAAGTATCTTTTGGGCATTATTGACTCTGCTGGTATGGATTTCGACAAGGGATTTTTTAGTGGGACTTTAAAACAGGTTGTTAATCCAAATGCCCCATGGACAGCTTCTCTCGGTCCTTTGGCATATAATGAGAGTGGCAATGCTCAGGGTCAATCAGCAACAGCAATTATTGAAAGTATCACAATCTACCACGCATATAGTTTCGGTAAGTTTGTTGATATTTACAAATACTACAATCCAAGAATTACAGACTTCACTCTTGATGACTTAACCATGAGTGAATCAAATACAAACTCGGTAACATTCACATTCAACTATGATATGTTAGATCTTAAAGTTGGAGTCTCAACTGCAACTCAACTTAATGAACTACAGAGGGCAGTTGCTGATGGTGTTAAACACTTAAACTTTGAAGGAATGAAAAAGTTAAACCCACAACCACAAAACATATCAACACCAACCAGACGAACGACAACAGAGTTTCAACAAGCGTCAAATCCGACTGCGGCTCCAACACCTACAACAACTGCTGCCGTTACACCAGCAACACCTGTTACTCCACCATTTGGATCATCTACTTCACCTCCTCCGGACGTTGCGACTCCTACGACTACAAGAAATGCACGAACAGTTGCAATGGCAAGAGAGGCAAATACTGGATATGATGCGATTACAGCACCACCTGGAACACCCGAATGGCAAGCTCAAGCAAGTAGAGTGGATTACCAAACTGCGTTAAATCATCCACCAGGACCAAATGATCCTCCAAACAGATTTGATCACAGAGCAACACTACATGCTGAGAACAATAACTTACCATATGCATCAGGTCAGCCACGTAGTGACGTTAGAAGTCAAAATACCACTGTTCCACCTATAAACAGTATTCCAGCTGGTAGTTCATCTAACTTCACATCATCTATCAGTTCAAAGATTTATGGCAGTTAAACATGACAACAAATAAGGAAATTGAACAAAAAATGTACCGAAGTTTTGGTGGTCGTAGATACCACCAGGGGTACTATAAACTCAAGAATCCAAAGAAATATGTCGGGAAGAACAAAGATAAGATTCGGTTCATGTCATCATGGGAGCGTAAGTTCCATGAGTTTCTTGACAACAACGTTAGTGTTCTTGAGTGGGGTAGTGAATGTCTTGCAATTCCATATCTAAAACCTACCGACAATCAAATGCACAGGTATTTTCCCGATTACTACATTAAGTATAAAGATAAATATAATCAAGTAGTTGAAGAAATTATCGAAATCAAACCTAGTAAACAACTACAAAATAGTGCCGACCTTATGGAAGCACTAATGTTCTCAATTAACACTGCGAAATGGAAAGCTGCTGAACAATACTGTAAGCAACATGGATATAGGTTTCGAATCCTAACAGAACGTGAACTGTTCCGAAGGAAGTAATATGAGATTGAGTGAGATAATTAACGAAATAACAAGACGTGATTTTTTGAAGACTATTGGTGGTTTAGCAGCGTATGCTCCTGGTCTGAATTTATATGCTGACACTAAACTCGACCCTTCAAAGAAAGATAAAATTGTAAGATTTGCGATCGCTGGACTACGCAAAGTAATTGCTGAACCTGAATATGGAATGCGGAGCGTTTTATTCGATCCTGTTATGAGAAAGGCAGCTATTGATTATGACTATCCTTACGAGCACTTTAAGGATGAAGATGATGCCACCGTAAGAACAGAACTTCAAAAGTTCCTCCGTGCTGTTCTCACTTCCAACACAAGAAAGTTAGGTGTTGACATCAACAATATTGATTTTGATGACTTAACAAGTGAAGTCCTTGACATAATGATTACAGATGCTAACTTTCTTGAAACAGCAGAGTGGTATCTTAAACAACAATCAAAGACAGATAAACAATTTCAAACCTCAATATGACAAAGATCGTAGAAGAAAAACTTGTTGAACATCCTCTTGAAGCGGTATTTGATATACCTACAGGAACAACCGTGACAACAACAGAACGTCATGTAACAACTGACATTGTTCCTCACGGCCAGTATGACGTCAAAGATAATGAGATTGAAAAGAAACTCCACGACATTAATGATATAGCACTAACAGCGTACGACATGCAAGTTAATATCGCAACAGATGGTGATGTCAAATATGCGGCACGTAACATGGAAGTTGCTAACGGACTTCTAAACACTGCACTAGATGCTGTCAAACAACTTGCCGAACACAAACGTCATAAGGATAAAGTTGCTGTTACAGCAACTAAGCCACGAACGGTCAATAATACTGTAATAATGAGCCGTTCAGAAATGTTGAAGCGTGTGATTGACACCGACTTCACAATAGAGCCAGAACCTCTGGATGATTGATTTAATAACCCTATTCTCAAAAGATAGCTCGTTTACACCACTTGACATCAAGACACTTCACTACGATCTTGGTCTTAGAACAATAAGAGAGCTAACGAAGTCGAAACTTGTCCTTACGACAAACAAGGATCGCCACGATATAATGAGGTTCATTCTTGATAATGTTCCTAACACAATTCACGTCAAAACAACCAAATATTCTAGTATTGGTCATATTGTCTATAATGGCTCTCTAAACATTATCATAAAGAAAGAAAAGTTCTTTCCTGGTCGTGATAACGAGATGAGGCTTGTTAGCACAATCAACACACATACGGAACATAAACGTTGTTTAAATATTGTTCTATCAGATGGTAACAAATCAATTACAGTCAAGTCCGTCACAAAAGCATCAATCGTAAAGCACAAACGAAAGTCAAGGAACAAAGCAGACATTCAACTCCACTGTATCAATGGCTCGATATTTCCAATTTCACTAAAGATGGATAACGCTCAGTTGTGGGAATCTGCAGACACTTTGTGGCACGACAATGCTAAACAACTAATTGATATTGCACTAACTTCCGATCTAGTTAAGATTGTACCAAACTGTGTTGGAGTTACAATTTCCCCAAACGTCGCCGTTCCCGCTTTACCTCACGAAGAATTAGCTGTCATCTTCGGAGACGATATTTTGGCAAGGGGTATCGTCGCTATACGCACGTTTAACGATGTGGACTTTCATTTTTCAGACGATAACCTTTTTATCAATGTAAGCAATATTATAAAGCATCCTTTGGATATTTTAGAGAACCAAAAGGTTTGGTTCTTAATTCGTAACGACAAAAAGAGGAAACTTGGTCCATATAAAGGATTAAGAGTACAAGCTGTGTTCGCATCAAGAATTACTTCAAACATAGTAAAGGTCATCAGGGATTAATTTTCAGTAAATAGTGTCGTGGAGAATCATTATGACACTACGAAGTAATCCAAATGTTATTCGTGCGCATACACCAATCGAATATGCACATGAACATATTCTTGAACTTAAACGATGTGCAACTGACCCAATATACTTCATCCGAAAGTATGTTAAAGTACAACACCCCTTACTTGGTAACATAGCATTTGATCTATATCCATATCAAGAAGAACTAATCAACAACTTCCGCAATCACAGATACAACATTATTCTCAGTGCGAGGCAAACAGGTAAAAGTACAGTATCTGTTGCATATATTTTGTGGTATGCAATGTTTAATTTCGACAAGACAGTTCTTATTGTGTCAAATAAGAACTACAACGCAATGGAAATGATCACTAAGATTAGATACGCATACGAAAATTTACCAGACTGGCTTAAGCCTGGCGTTGTCGATGATGGGTGGAACAAACACAACATTAGTTTCGATAACCATTCAAGAATTGTTTCTCAAGCCACAACACCTCAGTCTGGTCGTACTCTTGCTATCTCGTTGCTGTTCTGCGATGAGTTCGCATTCGTTAAACCGGGAATTCAGGATGAATTTTGGTCTTCAGTATCACCAACACTTGCAACAGGTGGATCATGCATTATAGCATCTACACCAAATGGTGATAGTGATCTATTTGCTACACTATGGAATCGAGCAGAAGTTCAAGCGGCAACTAAAGAAGGTATAGTATTCAAATCTCGTCACGTTAAATGGGATGAACCACCAGGACGAGATGAAAAGTTTAAGCAAGAACAAATTGCAGTGATTGGCGAAGAAAAGTGGAAACAGGAATATATGTGCGAATTCATTAGTAGTGAAGCACTACTAATTCCATCATCTATTCTTAATGCCTATAATAATACCGTCACAATGCCTGCAGCAAATGAGAGGGGATTTGTCCAATGGGAACCAATACGAAAGGGTAGAACATACTTGATTGGTATTGATCCAGCTACAGGTAGTGGAAATGATTCAAGTGTAATTGAGATGTTTGAATTTCCAAGTATGCAACAAATTGCCGAATTTAGATCTAATACCACAAACACACAGCTTGTCTATCTAAGTTTAAGATGGATTCTCCGACAAATTCAAATAGCAGGAGCACAAGCGTACTTTTCTGTTGAAAATAATGGTGTTGGTGAGGCAATTGTCGCTCTATACCAAAACGACGAAGAACAAGCTAGTTCTGGTGAATTAATTTCCGAATCAGGTAAAAACCGTCTTGGAATGAATACAACCGGAAAGACCAAACTTCGAGCATGTATTACTTTAAAACAACTTGTAGAAAGAGGGAAAATTGGTATTCGATCTAAGATATTGCTTACAGAACTTAAGAGATATATTCGCAAGGCTGGAACATTTATGGCACAGCAAGGAAGTACTGACGATTGCATCTCTGCGTTGCTAATTGTGATTAGATTGATTGAAGAAATTGCTACATATGAACAGGCTGCATTTGATACACTATACACACTTAACGAGGACGAATATTTTGATGATGAGTTCGACGAGGGTGATCCAGGGATGCCGTTCCTAATCGACTTTAGTGGTCCAACAATTTCTCCGACAGTTCGACAAGTAAGTGGTGCATTTACGAACCCGAATGACCAAAACTCGTTCGATCCATGGTTTGGAAGAGACCAAGGATAGTAGAAATAATAATAAGGGTAAAAACCGAATATGCTTGCTGGGGGGGCATATCTATTATCTTCTCAATTAATTATGATGTCAACAGTTTTTTATTCCTGGATGAGATAAATATCTGATCTAAACATGAGATTTCAATGCTGACTCTTAAACAAATATACGAAGCACAACTCAGTCGTCTTGAGCAAGATGCGATTAGGGGCTTTCCTGGTACAAAGAAGCGTCAGAACATTATGACGACAGTGAATGTATCTAATCTTCAGTATGTTCCATATGTACAATCGAATACACTTGAAATTAAGGCTGTTGCAAAAACAGCCGGTGGAACATATCACCCATCAATAATGATAACCGATGTTGAGTTTCACGATGAAGATACTCCAGATGTTGCAACGTTTCAAGGTAGTGACGGACAAGAGTATCATATGACTCCTGTATCAAAGACAGTTCATAATTGTACAGTCGTTTGCGATTGTATGGACTTTAGATGGCGGTTTGCAATGACAAACTATAACGATGATAGTCTACTAGGCAATCCTCCTCCACCATACATACGGAAGACAACAACAAGACCACCTGTGAATCCGTTAAGTGTTATAGGACTTTGTAAACATTTGTTTAGATTGGTTGATAATCTAGAAGCGAATCGTATTATCCGTCCTTAAGATAGGACTTTAATGACTTTCCACTCTTAATTGGTTCATACTTATATCCAAGCTCACCAAGAATTCTTTTAACAGCATTGTCCCTACTTTCAGATGTTAGAGCACCAGGATCTGTTTGTACTTCTAGAGCATCATCAGTATCTGATTGATCAAGTGCTTCATCTTCATCTTCTTCGTCACGTTTGTGACGCTTCTTTCCTTCTTCAAGTTGTTCAACCTTGATTGGCGATGCAGTAATGTGAATTTCTGGTGCGTCGGAGTTATCTTCCACACTTTCTTTCTTGACCTTTGCTTTGATCTTTGGTGTTCCAACTAGTTTGATCTTCCCATTCATTGCAACAAAGAAGAACTCGTTTGCAACAACTTCAATCATACAGTTGTATGTTTCATGTGGAATATGTTTTAGTGCTGGAATAACAACCTTATATTCTTCTTCGTTAACTTTTTCACAAGGGAACATGTAACAAACAGCCTCAGTATCAATTGCAAAGCGAACCTTTATATCGGTTGTATCAATACCGGAAATATTCACCTGAAATGTCAATGAATTTTCCTTTTCTATGTTTAGTTTGATTGCATCACTCATAATTATTCCCTGAATGTACTATTTATTCGTTTTCGTCCGTATCTTGTTTTTTCAGTGTAACATTCACCATTGGCTGAACATTAATCACTTCAATCCCATGTGTAACACGTCTTGCATAGAACTGAATTGGACGAAGATATGCATCCGATGAGATATCAAGTGCAGCAAGAGCTGTTGGAATCTGAATTTGAATGATTGTGTCTTCGATTGCGATAGGTTGTTCAGGTTCACAGATAGTTACATTAAGTTGTTGTTCAATTTGTCCATCTTCATGTTGTAGTTTCGTCTTGATTACAACATGACGTTCTTTAACACAGTGCCAACGCTTCTCGTATGGCATTAACCAACGACTATTGACAGGCTTAAATAATTTTCCAGCCTGTCCAGGTGATAGTGGAATAACACCGGGAAAGGCGCCACCACCGACGCTTAATTTACATACGAATAGGTGAAACTTCATTGTGATCATTCCGCAACATGCGGGAAGACACAGACCACCAGTAATTAGACCCCCAACAGGAGAAGTTAACATTTTATGGACACGTTGTTGGTACTCGTTCACAAACTTCTAGTACACTTGGGCTACCAGAGGAATCTTTGAGATCGAAGACAGTTAATGGCGTGACACAATCATCATCATAAATTGTTAGTGTTCTCGCTATCTTATCAATTCTTGTTCTATTGCGTTCATACTTGAGAAGTGTTGTGACTATAGAGTGAATTGCTCCAACAGTGAGAACGATAGACGTTGTATTAGCCTTAATTTGATTTAAAACAAGTCCCGTCGTTCCAACGTTAAGGTGGATAGTTGCATCTTCCTCCCACACCTCATATGCAATTTCTTCAACATATGACTCGTTAACACCGACCTGATATCTTTCACCAAGCGGTAGAGTCTCACCACCATCGACAGTGAATGTATATGTGTTTGCAGGATTATACGGACCAAAATCATACCGATACCAACCCTGTGTTAGTTCAGTAAATACTCCATCGTTAATAACTTGTGTGAATGTCGCTGGAACAATAGGATCAAGTTCCCATATATCAATAGTTGGTGTTAGTCCTGTTGCAGGGACCCCACATCTAGTAAAATGTGCTGTTATAATCTTATTCGCCATATCAATCCTTCGTTATTGGTTATTTATATGTGGTGATTACACTCCATAAATAGTTGATAGTTCCACTTACTCGGAAACACAGATTAATGACCAGCCCAATATTATCACGTCCGACCGGTACCCCAATATGTATCTCACCATATTTAACCCTATCTGTTACACCAGCTCTCCAAGCGATCACAGGAGTTGTTATTGTCAATAGTAGTACAACAGTAATTGTTGATACAATTCCTGTTAGTGACTACAGAGGTGCAAAGTGGTTTGTTGCTGTTGTCAATCATCATACTAATGATGTTGAAATGTATGAGGTGTATGGAATTCACCAAGATGGAACATTACCATTCCAAACAGTATATTCATCACAAGGAAACGGTGTTAGCCATCTTGTTGATGTTACAATTAGTGGTGGGAATCTTCAGTTGGAAATTACTAATAATGAAGCAAACGAGATTGTTATTTATTTGACGAGAGTACCAGTTCCACGGATCGCATCACCTACGGTTCCTATCCCAAGTGGATTTGCGCCACTTGATATCGTTCAGATACACGATACAACAGTTCCAACAGGAACAACGTTGATTGTAGATACAGTTCCTTTTCGGTATCATAAGGCTGAAAAATGGTTACTAACATTACTCGACCTTACAAGTGGAAATATTGAAGCGCGTGAAATTTACAGTGTTAATGGTATAGCTCAATTTACAATAACTGAATATGCAATTGTTGGTCCAATGGGAATAAATGCAACAATTGATATAGTAGTTACAGGTACTAAAGTAACACTAAGGGTAACAAATAATGAACCAAATGATATAGCAGTTGTCGGTTCACGGATTGGTGTAACAATTGATCACCTGACAACCGTTCCTCCACCGACAACGAATTGCGCCCCAGCACCATGTGCGCAAGATGTGGAATGTAACATTTACATGGCATTTACTACTGGAATTATTATCGATCCAGCAACAACAGTGATAGTAGACCAAGTTAATCACGTTGGTTACCATCAAGTTAAATGGTTACTTGCTGCATCTCATGATACAACAGATGAAACTGAAGGATTTCAAATCAATATGCTAACACACTACGGTAGTCCTTCATTTACAATGTATTCACAAGTTGGAGCATCATTTGATATAGATGTTGATGTAGTAACAAGTGGATTGAATATTAACCTCGAGATAACTAACAATGAAGCGTTTCCAATTGTGGTTGATCTCGTACGAGAGCCCGTCTCCGTATAAATAGTAAAAACGTATAGGAACAAATAGATGCTTGAATTTTTTAGGATTTCAAAAGGTCTTGAAATTGATCGTTCTGTCAAGGTTCTTCGTGGAGGTGGTCCTCCAGGATCAACTACCGACACGATTAATGCACAAGTCGGCTCAATTTATCTAGACACGGGTGGTGATCTATACGTCAAACAGAATGCTGGTTCAGGATTTGACAAGTGGGAAGTTTTAGCAACCGAAGATTATGTTGCTGCATCAACATCATGGCGCGAACCTGCAGAAGTTGTTGATAGAGTAGCCGCTGTTGTACCAACCGGTACTCCTAGTTTTCCAATTATTATTGATGGTCAATCGATTACAGGAGGTCAACGTGTTCTCTTTTCTGCAATAGTCGGTAGTGGTGGTCCTAATGTGTACATTTACGACCAACCGACCGGTATATTTACAGAAGATACAAATCAAGAATCGCACGGCGATGCCCTTTTGATCAAACGTGGTACATATGCAAATAGAGTATTTGTTTATATAGGTACTGACTGGTTGACTTATGATGCAATTTTCCAAAATACGGTGTTTGTTCAGCAAGATCCTGGTATTGATCAGTATGACTCAATTGCTGATGCATTAGATTATGTTGCTACCCAATCACCTATACCGTCGAATCACTGGACAGTTATTGTTTTTCCAGGAACTTATACTGAATCTGCTCTTGTAATACCACCAAGTACTCACCTTACGGCAGTAACAGAAGGAACTGCTACCATTATACCATCGAACCCTGCCGATGACGTTGTTACGATGAGTAATGATTCGGGATTGATAGGCTTTATGGTTAGTGGAGCAACGAGTGGGCGTGGTGTTGTTATAAAAGACGTTGATCATGTCCTTGTGTCACGAATGCACTTTGAAGATAATGAATCTGACATCTACATTGAAGGTGATGCAGTACCAACTGTAGCTCATCTACATGACATTAATAGCCACGGTGGTGCAACTCATCAGTACGGTATACAAGTAGTTTCTACGGGAGGTCAAAGTACAACGGTAGATGTACTTTCCAGTGTTGGGGAGCTTACACCAAGTACTGGTCTTATTCGTGCCTTAAGTGTTGTAGGAACAGGAGCTATAGTTACATTCCAAAATATTGGAATTTCAGGTGACGAAGTTGGAGTAGGTTTATACATTGAAGACGGTGCTACTGTAAGTAGTAGTGGATTGATGATCAGAGATGTTGGTCTCGGGGTACACGTTCCGAATGTTGGAGCAGGTTCTAAGATTTACCTCCAGGCACAAATTATTCAAGATGACTTGCCAAACATCCTAATCGAACACGCGGGGACAGTTGGGTTTTTCGCGGGATCAGCCGATCCCGAAGAAGTCATCGTGGCATCAGGAGCTTCACTTTCTCTTTCATATACTAGTACAGACTCTACAGAACCAGAAAATATTGGCTTCTCTCTTATAGGTTCATTATTACTTGGTGCAGAACAAGGAAATGCTACAAACGTTACCGATTTGATTCAGCAGGCCTCTGCAACAGGATCTCTGTTAGGTGGTGTGATTACAACCACAATCAATCCGTTAGAAGTTTCTGTGTCTAATGGTTACGGTTATCTCATCAATAGCGTAACGATGCGCGCCCAAAAAATCGTTTGGATAACGACACTTTTGACTGTTGACGACGACACGTCAAATTACATCTACGTTGATGAGTCTCAAATTGTTCAATTTGCAAACAGTCTTCCAGATACTGTCCAGACAATTCTTCTTGGTCGTGTTCTAACACGAGGTGGTAATATCGCTCTTGTCGCTGATATTCCGATCGTTGCAACCCAGTCAGCAACGTTCCTTGATGATTTCTTGAGAAAGGCTGTTGGATCTCTTTTCGGAAGCGGTTGTCTGGTTTCAGAAGATGCAACACCACTAGAACTTGACATTTCTTCCGGTACGTATTACTATTCTAAGCAAACGTTTACTCCATCTGGTGGAACTAGTGTCTCATTCACGCGACATTTTCACACAGCTGGAACACCAGACAGTGATACGAGTACAATCGCTGACAATACACAATATAATGATCTAACAAACTTAACCGCGCTCACAGTAGGGTTCTACACCAAACACACTCTATACTTGGCAGGTGATGATGGTAACGAAATCTACAATTTCGTTTACGGGCAAGCAGAACATGCAACACTATTAGCTGCTGAGACAGCTCCATTGCCAACACCACCGTCGTTTTTGGCTTTGGATATTAACGTTCCAATTGCAGCAATTATTGTTCAAGAAGGCAATCCGAACATAGTCGAAATTATTGACATTCGTCCACGATTGGGATTCCAGTCCCCCGCAATTTCAGGAGTTGTTAAACACGGAGATTTGACCGGATTATTAAACGACGATCATCCACAGTACTTGTTAGTTAGCGGTACTCGTGCTATGTCCGGTAATCTCAATATGGGTGGTAATAGTGTCACCAACGTTAACTTGGTTGACGGCGTTGATGTATCCACTCACGGATCTCGTCACGGTGCTACTTCGGCCGACCCAATATCGACTGCAGCTCCAATTACGACATTGACTCCAGTTACAACGAATGCTGCAGGTATTGCTGATACACTGTCTAGAAGTGATCATACACATGCAATTACTGGTTTCCAAACGCTCGACTCTGATCTAACTGCATTGGCTGCAATTGCAACAACAGGATTATATGTAATTACAGGTACCGGTACTTCAACAACACGTACACTCGTTGCACCAGCAGCTGGTATCAGTATATCAACTGCTGATGGCGTTGCTGGTAATCCAACATTTGTACTTGCCAATGATTTGGCTGCTCTCGAAGGCCTTGGTAGTACTGGATTTGCAGTTCGAACTGGTGGAGATACATGGACACAACGTACAATTACGGGCACTGCAAGTCGTATTTCCGTATCAAACGGTAGTGGTGTTGCTGGTAATCCATCAATTGATATTGATGCAGCATATGTTGGTCAAACATCAATTACGACACTTGGTACAATTTCAACAGGTACATGGAGTGCAACGACGATTGCAACAAACAGAGGCGGCACTGGGTTAACGTCAATTGGTTCCGCAAGCCAAGTACTTGGCGTTAATACAGGTGCGACTGCTCTTGAATATAAAACCATCACCGCTGGCTCTGGTATTACAATAACACCGGCAGCGGGGGCAATTACCATTGCCACCGCTGGTGCATTCGTTCAAAGATTTACATTCCAAGCAGATCAGTTCGACAACCCTGTGACAGCAAACTGGGCAGTTAATTCCCTTGCACCAGCGACAGCAGATACTGCAAACTCTGGCTTAACAATTCGTAACTTTGACGATACGATTGAAGAAGGAGTTGGTGGTCAGTTTACTATTCCATCAGGAGCGGTAAACGTTGTGTTCTATTTCAAGAGTAGAGCACGAACAGCCCCAGGCGCACCAACAGCAATTCAACCAACACTTTACCACCGATCAGTTCCTGATAACGCAGTAGTTGGTGCTTGGTCAGCGGCTCTAAACTTGACAACAATTTCAATTCCAACTAATACGAACTTCCAATACGATAACCAAACGATTACATTAGCATCCCTAGGTTGGAGCGTAGGAACACATTATCAATTTGAGTTGACTCGAAGAGGTACGGAAGCAGGTGATACGCATACTGGTGATTGGTATCTGTTAGAAATGATTGTGGAATTTACGACATGATAGCATTTCCTGGCACAAATAATCAAGGGGTTCTTATCACTGGACTATTTGGAAATCCAGTGGATGTTACTTTGTCTGCCTGGGTGAACTTAATTGCCGCTGACACCTCAGGTGCGCAAGTCGTTTCGATTGGAGACAACGTTGGACTACGAGCGGATGCGCCAGGTGGTGCGCCTGGTAATGGCGTAACCGGTTTTGTTTATAACGGAGTGACGTGGGTAAACCTCACTACAGCGACTTTCATCGCAGGAACTGGATGGCGTCACCTAGCATACACGTTTAGCGATACCAACAATATCAACAATATCTACATCGATGGAAGCTTGGTGGCTACAGCAGCCAGTGCCACTACAATTAGCTATACACAAGGATTAAACAGTCTAATCGGCAGACATGGAAATAACGGTAATTCATTTGATGTCAATGGTAATATAGAGGACGTTCGAGTTTATGATCGTGCTTTGTCTGATGCCGAGATTGCCACAATATACGCTTCTAGAGGGCACGATAATATAGTGAATGGATTACAGGGTCGATATCCAATGCTATATGATCCTGCTGGTACTACCTATCCAGCCCCAACAGTATCATCTGTAACTACTACTGCTTTTGCGGTGGCTTCGACTACCCATAATGTTTCTATGCCAGCAACAGTTACAGCAGGTGATTTGCTCTTCATGCATATCAGTGCAAGAACTGCAGGCGTGGTCGGTTCAAGCTTTACAACACCTACTAGTTGGACTGCTTTGTGGAGTACGACAAACACAGCAGCTTCTCTTGCCTTTACAGTAACGTTTGCTGGATTTGCTAAGGTAGCCGATGGAACAGAGGGAGGAACTACAGTCAATTTTGTGACAAGTGCAGCAACCACAGCAGCAACACACGTGCATCGCATCACAAATTGGTTTGGTGATCTCACAGGAGTAGCAGTTGGAACTCCAGCTACTGGAGCTAGCAACTTACCCGACCCACCAAACTTAATACCAAGTTGGGGCACGACCACTTCATTTACTCTATGGCTCGCAGTATCAGGTTCTGGAGATGACGATATAACCTATACTGCTGCCCCGGCAACTTTTACAAACTTAAATAGCACAGTATCTGGAGCAGGAGTTAATGCTGGAGCGGAAACTGGATCAGCTCGTCTAGTTTCACCAGTATCATCACTAAACCCTGGCACATTTACACTTGCTGCATCAGAAACTTGGATAGCGAATACTGTGGCCATTAGACCAGCAGTATTGACTGTAGATGTATCAATCTTTAAACGTAATGGTACTCCTTCTAGTGGTTTAGTTGCTGGCGAAAGTGTAATTTCAAAAAGAAGGAGATATTCATAATGGCGAAGAATACGATATTACAAAAAAGTGGCCAGCAACCTAAGGTATTATAATGACTATAGATTTCCACCGTGCAAAACGAGGATTTGAGATTGACATTGATCCATCATCGTTTGTCCAAATCCTAACGGGCACTTCTGCTCCCAATTTACAAGCTGATGCACAAAATGCTCCAGTTGGTTCAATTTGGCTTGTTAATGCTGGCACCAGTATTACCACTGCTGTGTATCAAAAGTTTCAAGATTTTACAAACACAAGTGCTGACTGGAGAAATATTACCGGTACTGGTGGTAGCGCTACAGAAGAGGGCGACATTCGGACCTTTATTGGAAAGGATGCCGTTGGTGTTGAAACACCAGACTATGCTTCTCCGACAGGTGGAGGTCCCCTTACTGTTGGTAATATTATTGGTACAAATGATAATCTCGAACTCGCAACAGCCAAACTAAATGCATTTGTCTATCAAAACAATGCAGAGATAAAAGGAACGAGTGTTGTAACGATTTCTGATACACTTCCTGTCGGAATAAATATGGCTAGATGGGTCGTAAGAATTAACAGCAATGGTATTCCTTCAAGAGTTCGTGCTCGAGAAATATTTGCTATTAGAGACGATGCAAACGGAGTTGACTTTACATCATCAAATTTATTAACAAGAGGTGGTGCAATTACTGGGTTATCGTTTAGTGTAACTTCTGTTGGAACACAATTGATACTAACTGTAACTGCTGGAGTTGCTTTCGACTATGAAATTAAACGCCTAGCTGCAATAGGACCATAACATGGCAGATATTACCACCGCATTTACAATAGACGAAAATGGTCTCGCACTATTTGTTGACGAATCAACATTGTCGTCTGTTGTTGCTGCAACTGCTGATCCTACAATAACAGGCGTTTCAACAGCACTAGGTTCATTATATCTTCGCACAAACGGAAAACTTTATATTAAAACGGGAGCTCTTGATACAGATTGGACTCAAACGGTTTCGTTTACTGATCTAACAGCAGATAATATTGGTGTCTTAAAATTAAGTCCTTCGACCTACGACACAGTTCAAGATTTCATCGGTCTTTTTGGTAGTCGTGGCTCATTTTCTGGTGGGGTAATAACTTCAAATGGAGATGGTACGGTTGCAGTTACTGGTGGCACCGGTTTAATCCACGATGCGAACTCCACTCTTTCACCACTATATTTCTTCGATTGGGCAACAAACGCATCAGTAAGTTTAACTGATGTAATGGTAAATTACATTTACGTTGATTATAATGGTGGTTCACCACAAGTAGTAACTCAGACATCTCAAACATACGATAATAGATTTATCTTATTGGGAGTTGTTTACAGAAGTGGCACACAAGTATCTGTCAATAACATAACCAGATTAAAAATTGATAATTCAATAGCAGGAGTTATTGAACGATTCGAAGCGACTCAACCATTTCAACATGCTTCTGGGGCACGTATTAGTGAAACCGGAACGCGAAATATCGCAATTACTTCTGGTGCTTTTTGGGAAGGAATTGATCAATATGTGTTCGCAGCATTTGACACAAGTGGTGTTGATACATTTACGTATTGGTATCGTTCAGCACCATCTACCTGGGTTTCCGTACCAGCACAAACTCAAATTGATATAACACAGTTCAATGATCCAACTTCGGGCTTAGTTGCATTAAGTGCTAATCGTTACAATAATCATTGGGTTTACGTCGGGGCAGAAGGAACTGTTAATGTTGTTTACGGCTTAGAAAATACCAATAGTCTTTCAACAGCGCAAGAAGCACTAATACCTCCACTACCACCAGATGTTGTAAAATTTGCTGTTCTCGTGGGACGAATTATTATTAGAAGAAATCAGGTAACTTTCGTTCAGGTTGATAGCGCTTTTGAATTAAGTTTTCAAGGTGCAAGCATTTCCAATCACAACGACCTTAGTGGGTTACAAGGTGGTACAGCTAATGAATATTATCATTTCACTAGCGCAGAATACACATCTTGGCAAGATTTGAATGGTACTGGAAATGGACTTACAGTCCATTCAGGTTCTGGTACATGGGAATCTCGAACCATAACTGGAACGACAAATAGAATATCATTATCAAATGGTGATGGAATTGCTGCTAACCCAACGATTGATATTGATGCAGCATATGTTGGACAAACGTCAATTACTACTCTTGGAACGATTACAACTGGTACATGGGATGCGACAACAATAGCAACAACCAGAGGTGGTACTGGATTAACATCCTATGCTACGGGCGATACTCTCTATGCTTCTGCTATAAACACACTTTCTGTCCTGACTATTGGTGCATCTGCAACGTATCTCAGGAGTAATGGAACTATACCCGCCTGGAGTACAATTCCAGGTACTGAAGTTACGGGTGCCGCGCTTACAAAGGTAGATGATACAAACGTTACTTTGACTTTAGGTGGAACTCCTACAACCGCGCTTTTGCGAGCAGCATCGTTGACATTGGGATGGTCAGGACAATTAGCAGTAAGCCGTGGTGGTACTGGTGTATCTACATTCGGTGGAACAAATACACTTCTCTACACAACTGCAACGGATACCCTTTCTTCTATTGCTACTGCGAATACTTCTGCTCTTGTAACAAGTAGTACTGGCGTACCGAGTTGGACTTCTGGCACCGTAGCGAATAGGGTTTTGAGAACAGATGGAACCACAATTACCTTCTCCCAAGTTGCACTGACAACAGATGTTTCTGGAAGATTGCCGTTTGCAAACTTGACTCAAGGTTCTGCGCGTTCAGTTCTTGGTGTTACAGGAAATGCAACAGCAGATGTTGCTTCTATTCAAGGAACAGCAAACCAAGTGCTTGTTGTTAATGGTGCGGGAACCGCTCTAACATTTGGTTCTATTGATCTTTCACAATCTGCTGCTGTTGGAACATCTATTCTCGGTATTGCTAATGGTGGTACAAATGGTACCACTAACACAACAGGATTTAACAATTTGTCTCCCCTCACGACTAAGGGAGATTTAATTGTTCATAATGGTACAAATAACATAAGACAAGCAGTTGGTACAAATAACTTTGTTTTGACCGCTGACTCAACAGTAGGCTCCGGCATTAAATGGGCAGCAATTGCAGGAACAGTTTTACAACTTTACAATGAAAATCCAGTTACACCGACAGCAAGCACGGTTGCTGGTAACAATTCAGTTGCAATTGGTCAGGGTCAAACAGCTTCAGGACAAGATTCTATCGTTCTTGGTGGAAGTTCAAACACTGCATCAGCAACATATTCTTCTGCTCATGGTAATCGTGCTATTGCACGACACTATGGTGGGTCTGTTCAATCATCTGGAAGATTTGCAATAGATGGAGACGCTCAAGCTGGTCGTTATACTCTTAGAACACAAACAACTAATGCTACATCAACAACTATGTTTCTAGATGGAACAGGTGGTACACAACGATTAGTGTTGGAAAATACATCAGCATGGACTTTTGATATTTTGCTGGTGGCTCGTAATACTGCTGCTGCACAAGCAGCAGGATATAGATTCGTTGGGGTAATACGCCGCACGGCAACAGCGGCATCAACAGCAATAGTTGCTTCAAGCAAAACAGTAATTGCTGAAGACAATGCTGCATGGGATGCAAACATTACTGCGGATACAACAAACGGAGCGCTAAATATTGCTGTAACCGGCGTCGCTGCAACTACAATTGATTGGGTCGCTATTGTTTCAACTGCGGAGGTAGATGTATAATGGATTTTGATTTTAGTACTGAATACATAACGCCAACAGCGTCAACAGTGTTAACAATTGTTAGCACTGGATCACTGCGTATACCGGCTGGTACAACGGCAGAAGAACCCGGCTCACCTGCTGCTGGTGACATTCGTTACAATACAACTACCAATTCCCTAGAGTTTTACAACAGTGGCTCTGTTGCATGGCAAACTTCGGGTAATGCTGAAACTAACGGCATTTCTGGATTATCTACAACTGGATTGGTTACTCGAACAGGAACTGCAACCTATACCACTAGAACCATTACTGGTACTACAAACAGAATCACCTTGTCAAATGGAAGCGGCGTTTCGGGCGACCCAACCGTTGATATTGCTGCAACTTATGTTGGACAGACATCGATCACTACATTAGGAACAATTACGAGTGGGACATGGAATGCAACAGCAATTGGTGCAACGTTCGGAGGAACTGGTTTAACATCATATATTACTGGTGATACTTTATATGCCTCTGCTGCAAATACACTTTCTGCTTTGGCAATAGGTACATCTGCAACATATCTAAGAAGCAACGGAACTATCCCTGCATGGAGCACAATATCTGGTACAGAAATTACAGGTTCGGCACTTACAAAAGTGGATGATACAAACGTTACGTTAACGTTAGGTGGTACTCCATCTACAGCACTTTTAAGAGCAGCATCTCTAACTCTTGGTTGGACAGGACAATTAGCAGTAAGTCGGGGCGGTACTGGTGTAGCTACTTTCGGTGGAACTAATACGCTGCTTTACACAACAGCAACAGATACTCTTTCGTCAATCACAACCGCAAACACTTCTGCTCTTGTAACAAGTAATGCTGGTCTTCCTGGATGGACTTCTGGCACTGTAGCGAATAGGGTTTTGAGAACTAATGGTACTACAATTTCCTTTTCACAAGTTGATTTAACTACAGATGTTACAGGAATACTACCTCTAGCAAACGGTGGAACTGGTAATGCAACCGGCTTACTACTTAACAATATCATTGCAGCAACTGGTTCAAATTCGATTAACAACGGCGATAATGATCAGACTTGGAATTGGGCATTAACAACTGTCGCAAAAACTGCATTCACGTTTAGCGAATCCTCCGCCGCAACAAATGGGGCTGGTTCTCAATTCTTGGTAGATATTAGCACTATTGCTTCTTCAACAGCAAATCCAATTCGTATTCGTGCCCAAGGTAATGATATCTTAGCAGTAACTAATATAGGAGTAGTTACTTTACAAGGTGCCGATGCTGGTACCGGTTCATCAATTACAGTTCGCGGTGGCAACTCTTCAACGGCAGCAACAGCAGGTGCAAACGTATCAATAACTGGTGGAACCTCAGGTACGTCAGGAACTGGTGGACAAATAAATTTAACTGGCGGTACAGGTGGTACAACGGGTACAGGTGGCACTGTTACCTTACGTGGAGGTCCAGGAGGAACAGTATCTGGGGGTGGTGCAGTTGCTGCTGTTCGCGGAGGAATCCCGGTTGACGGGGGTGGTGGAGGAGTTACGATTGCTGCTGAAGCAGGAGTTGGAACTAGTCGAACAGGTGGAAATGTTACAATAACCGCTGGTGCAGGAACTGCGCCAGGAGGAGTCGCAGGAAGTGTTACAATAACTGCTGGTGCTGTCCCTGCCGGTGGAGGAACTGTTGGTGCTGTGACAATCACGGGTAGTTCAAATGCATCGGGAGGTCAAGCTGGTGGTGTTATTGTACAAGGTGGTGCGACGACTACTTCCGGTTCAGGTGGCTTGGCAACATTGAGAGGGGGGACGAGTACCAGCGGCGCAGGAGGAAGTGCGGTAGTATCTGGAGGCACATCAGCAGACGGAGCAGGAGGATCAGTATCTCTTACGGCTGCAAACGGTGTTGGAACAAACCGATCTGGTGGAAATGTTACAATTACTAGCGGCACACCAACCGGAAGTGGTAGTAATGGCACAACTACATTTAATATTGGAGCATCACAACAAGGGCAATTTACTGCGCTAGGATCGTTCGTTCTCGGCAATGCAGCACTTGCTACAAGTGCAACAGATGGATTCTTGTATATAACTTCAACTGCTGGTGTTCCGTCTGGCGTCCCAACATCATTTACTGGACGAACACCTATTGTATACGATACAACCAATGATAGGTTCGATGTTTATAATGGTGCATGGAAATCGTTTTATGCAAACGGATTAGTCGATCCTGGCGCAAACGGAGTTGTCGTTAGAACAGCAGCAAATACAACAACTGCTCGTACAATTACAGGAACAACAGATAGAATAACGTTATCAAATGGCGATGGCGTTGCTGCCAATCCAACTATTGATATTGCTGCAACTTATGTTGGACAAGCATCAATCACTACACTTGGAACAGTTACAAGCGGGACATGGAATGCAACAGCAATTGGTGCAACGTTCGGAGGAACTGGACAAACAGTTTATGCAGTGGGTGATATACTGTATGCAAACACCACAACTACGCTGGCAAAACTTGCGGGTGTTGCGACGGGCAATGCTCTTATTTCAGGTGGTGTTGGTGTTGCTCCTTTATGGGGCAAAATAGGGCTAACCACACATGTATCTGGTACATTAGCTGAAGGTAATGGTGGTACAAATCAATCTACATATGCACAAGGTGATATACTGTACGCATCTGCGGCAAATACACTATCAAAACTAGCAAAAGATACCAATGCTACTCGTTATCTGTCAAACACGGGCGGAAGCAATAATCCCGTTTGGGCGCAAATTGATCTATCAAATGGAGTCACTGGTGACCTTCCATTCGCTAATTTGACTCAAGGCTCTGCGCGTTCAGTCCTTGGTGTTACAGGAAATGCAACTGCTGATGTTGCATCAATCCAAGGCACAGCAGATCAAACCTTAGTTGTTAATTCAGCAGGAACAGCACTAACATTTGGTGCTTTAAATCTCGCTGCTGCCGCAGCCACTACTGGCGATCTACCATTTAGTGCTCTTGCACAAGGTTCTGCAAGGTCTGTTCTTGGTGTAACTGGTAACGCGACTGCTGATGTTGCATCAATCCAAGGCACAGCAAACCAAGTTCTTGTTGTAAATGGTGCTGGTACAGCACTAACATTCAGTTCTATTGATCTTTCACAATCTGCTACTGTTGGAACCTCTAGACTAGATTCTGCTAATATTGTACAAGGTTCAGCACGTTCGGTCTATGGCGTAACTGGTAATGCAACCGCAGATCGTGCTGATATTCAAGGCACGGCAAATCAAGCACTTGTTGTTAATTCCGCAGGCACAGCACTAGCTTTTGGCACTGTTGCTATAGCTGGTGGTGGAACTGGACAAGTAACACAAACTGCAGGTATGGATGCGTTGTCTCCAACGACAACCAAAGGCGATTTGTTAGTTGATAACGGAACAAGTGTTATACGGTTGGCAGTTGGCACCGATACACACGTCCTGACCGCAGATTCAGCACAAGCAGCAGGCGTTAAATGGGCAGCAGCAACCGCATCTGTCACATTATCTACTATCACAGCCGCTGGTGGTTCAAACTCAATCAACAACGGAGATAATGCTCAGACTTGGAACTGGGCTTTAACAACAGCGGCTAAATCGGCATTCAAATTTACCGAGAATACAGCCGCAATCAACGGTGTCGCTGCTCAGCACTTACTTGATGTCTCAACAATTGCCGCATCTACTGCTAACCCACTTCGTGTCCAAGCAAGGGCTCTTGATGCCCTAACCATAATCCCATTAGGATCGACAGTTCTTGGTAATGCTGCTCTAGCAACCAGTGCAACTGATGGCTTCCTTTATATCTGCGCAGGGGCAGGTAAGCCTACAGGTACACCTGTAGCATTTACTGGTAGAGTTCCACTATACTTTGATAACACCGAGAAGGTATTGTATTCAGTAGGTAATACCCTTGCTGCAAACCAGTGGCGTCCAACTGCCGCAATGAATTCAAGATTCGTTCACCACCTTGAAGATGACTTCATGTTATCAGGTATTACAGTCGCATCTACTTCGAAGGAACCAGGAGAATTGTCGTGGTGGATGACTCAAAGTGCGGCTGCAACAAACAGCGTTCAGGCTTCTGAGGCAGACCATCCAGGAATTTACCGTGCTGTTACTGGTGCGACTTCAGGTAACAACTCAGCAATTCATATGATGGGTGCAGCGGCTACAACCTCATCGACCATGGCTAACCAAATTGCTGAATTTACATGGATCGTGCGTATCCCAACGATTACAACAGTGATTTGCAAAGTTGGACTCTGCCAAGATGCATCTGACGGTGCTGCTGCTACATATGGAACCAACGGAGTCTGGTTTGAATTCAGTTCTGCAGCCAGTGCTAACTGGAGATGTTATACTCGTTCAGCAAGCACATCATCAACTGCATTAAGCACTGGTGTTGCGGTCACAGCAAATAACTGGTATGTACTTCGTGCAGTTAGGAACACGACAACAAACTGGGAGTTCTTTGTCAATGATGTGTCAAGGGGGACAATTGCAACAAACCTACCGACAACTGCAGTCAACATTGGTGGAATTGTTCAAACTGCAACGACTGCGGCAAGAAACTTAGACTTTGATTACTTCTCCTGTATAACAGAAGTTCTCGGAAATAGGTATACATAAAGGTTATTTTTGTTCTCATTTTTCATATATAGATTATTTGGAGGTTCATACTATGGCTAATGCATCTGTTCATGTTGTTTCTGTATTTGCTCAAGGCGATCCAAATGGAATTACACCTACTACACTAGGTATTTTTGCCGAGGTTTCTACGGAAGCAAATTTTAGTTTTAACACTACAATTGGTATTAATCAACC